CGCCGATTAGACGCCGCGCTGGACCATGCCCGGGCGGAGCGTGAGACGCTGCGCTGGATGCTGTTGACCGCGCTCTGGCACGCCCGTCCCTACGGCACCTCGGAGACGGTGCTGCTGACCTGTGCCCACGACATTCCCCTGTGCGCCACGGCGGACATGGTGCGCAAAGAGCTGGGCTGGCTGGCCAATCACGGGCTGGTGAAGATCGACCGCAGCGGGCCGCTGTGGGGGGCCAGCCTGACCGCGCAGGGGGAAGACGTGTATGACTACCGGGCTGAGGCGCCGGCCGGACTCGCTCGCCCGCCGAGGTGGTAAGCATGGCGCGGATACATAAAGCCCGCCGCCTCTCTGCCGAGGCGCGCGCCTGGCTGGAGGAAGCGATCGCCGAGGACCGCTACACCCTGGCGGAGCTGGTGACCGAGCTACAGCAGCGCTTCGGCGAGACGCTGTCGGTGTCGGCGGCGCACCGCTACCGGCAGAAAATCGACCGCACCCTGGCGGCGATCAGGGCCAGCACCGAGGCGGCACGGCTGATCGCCGAGGCGGCGCCGGACGAAGCGGACGAACACTCGGCGGCGGTGATCCGCATTGTGCAGTCATCGCTGTTCGACGCGCTGATCAAGGTGCGCGAGGCGGAGGATGTGGAGCCGGCCGAGCAGGTGAAATTGCTGAGCCAGGCGGCGCGGGCGGTGGCCGAGGCGAGCCGGGCCAGCATCGCGCAGAAACGCTGGCAGGATGAGGTGAAAGCCAAGATCGAAGCGGTGGAGCACGCCGCGCAAAAATCGGGCCGGGCGCTGGATGCGGCGACCCTGGCACAGATTAAGGAGGCGTTGTATGGGTGAGTGCCAGAGGCTGGCTGATACGGAGCGGCAGGCATGACCTCCCCCCTGCTCTACCCCTACCAGCGCCGCTATCTGGCGGACAAGAGCCGCTGGAAGGCGGCGATGTGGAGCCGCCAGACCGGCAAGACCTTTACCACCACCCTGGAAGCGGTGCTCGACTGCCTGGAGGCGGAGGCCGAGGGGCGACTGGTGCGCTGGACGATTTTATCGATCAGCCGCGACCGGGCGCTGGATGCGATCCGCAACGGGGCGGCCCTGCACCTGCGGGCAGTGGGGACGGCGTTCGAGGCGCTGGAGGTGCCCTTTGCCGCCGATGAGATGGCGCACATGGTGCGCCTGCCCGGCGGCAGCTACATCCGCGCCATTGCCGCCAAGCCGGAGACCGCGCGCGGCATGAGCGACAACCTGATTCTGGACGAGTTCGCCCATCACAAGGACAACCGCGCCCTGTGGCGGGCGCTGGTGCCGGTGGTGTCGCGGCCGGACCTGCGGCTGCGGGTGATCTCCACCCCCAACGGGCGGGGTGACAAGTTCTACGAGATCATGACCGGGCCGGACTCGCTGTTCTCGCGCCATGTGGTGACCATTCATGACGCGGTGGCCGACGGCCTGCCGCGCAACATCGAGGAGCTCAGGCGCGCGGCGGGCGACCCGGTCACCTGGGCGCAGGAGTTCGAGTGCCAGTTTGTGGATGGGGCGACCAGCTGGCTGCCCTATGAGCTGATCGATGGCTGCGAGGATAGCGCCGCGCCGGGCGTGTATCAGGGCGGGCCGGTGTATGTGGGCATGGACTTTGCCGCCCGTGGCGACCTGACGGTGATTGCCGTGCTGGAGCAGCTGGGGGATGTGCTCTGGCTGCGCGAGCTGATCGAATTGCGGGCGACGAGTTTTGCCGAGCAGCTGGCCCGGCTCGACCGGATCATGCGCGATTACCGGGTGGTGCGGGCGGCCCTTGACCAGACCGGCCTGGGCGAGATGCCGGTGCAGGAGGCGCAACGGCGCCACGGCAGCTACCGGGTGGAGGGGGTGCTGTTTACGCCGGCCAGAAAGCTCGACATGGCCACCGCCTTGAAGGAGCGGATGGAAGATAAGCGCCTGCGCCTGCCGGTGGGCAACGCCCCGCTGCGGCAGGATCTGCACAGCGTACAGCGGGTGGCCGGCCCCACCGGCGCGCCGCGCCTGGTGGCGGAGCGGTCCGATAACGGCCACGCCGACCGCTTCTGGGCGTTGGCGCTGGCGGTATCGGCGGCCAGCGAGAGCGTGCCGGTGTATGCCTATGAGGCGGTATCGAGACGGCGCTTTGCCGACAGTATGGATGAGACAGGCGGGCGCGCAGGCGCCCGGGAGTGGGCCGGATGGTGAACCGGATGGTGAAAAAACACGACCTGACAACCGAGATCGCACGCCCCTCGCAAACGGGGCTGCGTTCTGTATGGCAATGGCGGCCGATGGCCAGCATGACGCCGGCGCAGGTGGCGGATATCCTGCGCCGGGCCAGCATGGGTGATGGGCACGACTTTCTGCTGGCGGCGGACGATGTCCGCCAGAAGGATCTGCACTACCGCGCCGTGCTGCAAACCCGCACCCTGGCAGTGGCGGGCCTGCCGATGGAGATCGCGCCACGGGATGAGTCGTCGCCGGCCCAGCGCGCCGCCGCACTGGTGCGCGAGGCGCTGGACGCCATTGATGCGCCGGCGCTGATTGCGCAATTGATGGATGCAGTGGCCAAGGGCTACGCGGTGGCGGAGATTGTCTGGGAGACCGCCGGTGGCCACTGGCGGCCACGGGAGATTATCCCCCGTGAGGCACATTGGTTCAGCTGGGATCGCGATACCGGCCGGCTGCTGCGCCTGGTGGATGGCAGCGCCGATGGCCAAGAGGTGCCGCCCTATCGGTTTATTGTGCACCGGCCGCCGATGGCCTCCGGCATCCCGCTGCTGGGCGGGGTGGCGCGCTCGGCGCTGTGGGCGTGGGTGTTCAAATCCTACGCCCTGCGCGACTGGGCGCGCTTTTGTGAGCTGTTCGGTCAGCCGATCCGGGTGGGCAAGTACCACCAGGGGGCCAGCCCGGACGACGTAGCGGTGCTCAAGCAGGCGGCCTTCAGCCTGGGGTCTGATGCCGCCGCGGTGATCCCGCAGGAGATGGCGCTGGAGCTGATCGAGTCGGGTAGCAAGACGGCCAGCGCCGACCTGTATCACAAGCTGATCGAGTACCTCGACCGACAGGTGAGCAAGGCGGTGCTGGGTCAGACCATGACTACCGACGATGGCTCAAGCATGGCGCAGGCGCGGGTGCACGCCGAGGTGCGCGACGATATTTTGCAGGCCGATGCGCGGGCGCTGGCGGCCACGCTCAGGCGCGACCTTGTCACCCCCATTGTGCGGCTCAATCTTGGCGACGCCCCGCTGCCGGCGCTCACCCTGCGGGTGGCCGAGCCGGAGGACATGACGGCGCTGACCGATCAGGTGGTCAAGCTCAGCCAGGCCGGCATGCCCATCCCGCAGGCGTGGGTGAGCGAGAAGTTCGGCATTCCCGAGGTGGGTCAGGATGAGGCGGTGCTGGGTGCAGGCAACGGCGGGAGCGCGGCGGCGGCCGCTGCCCAGGCGCGTGATCTGCCCGCATTAGAGGCGACGGCGCACGCCCAGGACGGCGCGGCGGATGCGCCGGACATCGACGTGGCGGGCCCGATGGCCGAGCAGATGGAGGTCGAGACGGAGCCCGCCTGGCGGGCGATTATGACCGAGGTGCAGCGGATCGTCGACGGGGCCGGCAGCCTGCCAGAGTTACGCGATGCGTTGCTGGCTGCCTACGGCGACCTGCCGGGGGATGAGCTGGCACAGGTGATGGCGCTGGGTTTTGCCGCCGCTGAGCTGGCGGGACGCTATGTGGTGCGGGAGGAGAGCACGCATGGACGTGATTGATCAGGCGCAAAAACAGATCGAGCAGGCACTGGAGCGCGCGCTGAAGCAGCGGCGCGCCGAGCCTGAGGCGGTGTTCACCGGGCGCTGCCTGTGGTGTGATGATCCGGTGCCAGCGCCCCGGCGCTGGTGCTGCGCGAAGTGCCGCGATGACTGGGAGGTTTTCCATGGCCTCCGGCGCTGAGTTGGCCGCTGTCTTCAAAAAGCCGTTCGCCGAGCAGGTCGCCTTCTTTCGCGGCAAGCTGGGTGACCTGGTGCCCACCGCGAAGTGGGACGATCTCTGGAAAGAACAGCACGACCGCGCCTTTATGGTGGCGGGCGCGGCCAAGGCCGATCTGCTGGCCGATCTGGCCGAGGCGGTGGATAAGGCCATTGCCGAGGGCGAGACGCTGAATCAGTTTCGCCAGCGCTTTGGCGAGATCGTCACCCGGCGCGGCTGGCATGGCTGGACCGGTGAGGAATCGAAAGCCGGGCGCGCCTGGCGTACCCGCATCATCTACCAGACCAACCTCTCTACCAGCTACGCCGCCGGGCGGCTGGCGCAACTGCGCGAGGCCGGGTTCAAGTACTGGGTGTATAAGCACTCCGGCGCCGAGCATCCGCGCCTGCAACACAAAGCCTGGCACGGCCTGACATTGCCCGCCGATCACCCCTTCTGGCAGGCGCATTACCCGCCCAATGGCTGGGGCTGCGGCTGTCGGGTGGTGGGGGCCAACGGCCCCGAGGGGGCGAGGCTGCTGGGCGGTGATCCGGGCTACAACGCCCCGCCGGCCGGATGGGACGCCATCGACCCCAAGACCGGTGAGCCGCCGGGGATTGGCAAGGGCTGGGGCTATATGCCGGGGGCGACGGTGGCCGATACGGTGCGGGCGCTCAGGGACAAACTGGACAAGCTACCGCCGCAGCCGTCGGTGGCGATGATGCAGACGTGGCTGAAGGCCGGGGCGTTCGCGCGCTGGTTCGATAACCCCAAGGGCAACTGGCCCCTGGCCCGACTGGCGCAGGATGACGCCCAGCGCATCGGGGCGCGGACTACGGTAGCCGACTTGTCGCCGGAGACTGCCGCCAAGCAGAAGCGCGAGCATCCTGAGTTGACCCCGGCGGAATACGCTCACGCCCAGCGCGTGATCAGCGAGGCGGGAATCAAGGTTAAAGAGGGTTCGAGACACCTGATTTACATTCTGGACCAGACGGCCGGCGAGGGCGGTGGCTACGTGCTGGTGGTCAAGGCGACGCGGACCGGCAACGGGCTGTTTGTCACCAGCTACCGGCGGTTGCACCGCGATCAGGCGTTGAAGGACAGGGAGATCGCGCGTCTGCTCAAAAAAGGAAGGTGAGGCCGGCGCCTGGTCGGCCTCGTGGGTGCTGCGTGGCGGACTCCCACACCCCGCCACGAGGGGTCGGCGCCCCCGCCTGGTCAATGTCCCAGGCCACCTTCGGAAGCCAGGCACTTCCTCAGCATCTGCCGGGAGATTTTGCCGCAGCGCCTTAGCTGTATTGTAGCCCATCTGAGGCAGGAGGGGGATATGATCAAAATCGAGATCGACGATAAAGCCGTGCGCCGGGCGCTCGATGACCTTTCGCGCCGCCTGGACGATATGACCCCTGCCATGCACGCCATCGGCCAGGCGCTGGCGGAGGGCAGCCGTGAGCGTATCCTGGCCGGGCGCGACTGGACCGGTGCCGCCTTTGCGCCTAACAGCGCGGCCACGCTGGCCAAAAAGCGGGGCAGCAAGCCGCTGATTGACTCCAAGAGCCTGGTGCGTTACCGCCTGCACTACGCAGCCGGGCGCGATGCGGTGGCGGTGGGCAGCTCGGCGGTGCAGTCGGCGCTGCTGCAATTCGGCGCAAAGCGTGGTCAGTTCGGAGGTGGTCGGCGTAAGCTGCCCTGGGGCGATATACCGGCGCGGCGCTATCTGCCGGTGACGGCGGACGGCAGGCTGGACGAGGCGGCCCGCTCGCTGATTCTCGATACCTTGCGCGCCCATCTGGATGATATTTGAAATCAAAACACTCTGAGCGCTTCTGGGGCTTTTTACGGCCAACCCGCTACCTAGGTATAGGTGCGTCATATTTCGCGCCTTCTGCGGCCTCTTAACCCGTTTACAGCGTTTTACAGCGCGGCAGCATTTGCGCCGTTTTCATTTTGAGGCGCGAAGCACTCTAAACAGCGGTTAATCGCAGCCGCCGCCGGGCTGGCTGATGATGGCCGCATGAAGACGAATATCCCCGTTTCCAGTGCTGACCATCCGACCCGCGCCCTGCGCGCCAGTCACGTGCTGTCCATTCCCCTGTCCGATGCGTCCGATGCATCGGAGACTACCCCGCCGGAGTGGGTTGAGCTGATTCCGGCGGGGGCTTTTTCCGGGCGGGACGGGCGCGGGCCCTATGAGCTGAACATCGGCGCGGTGCTGGCCGCCTTTGAGCGCGGCGGCATCGATCTGCCGATCGACTACGACCACCAGTCGCTGGAGGCTGACGCCAAGGCCGGCCCGGTGCCCGCCGCCGGCTGGATCAAGGCGATCGAAGCCAGGGATGGCGCCCTCTGGGGGCGCGTGCAGTGGACGCCGCGCGCCGCCGAGCTGATCGCGCAAAAGGAGTATCGCTACCTGTCGCCGGTGTTCCGTCACGACAAGCAAGGCCGCGTGCTCGCGCTGGAGGGCGCGGGGCTCACGCACTACCCCAACCTCTACCTGTCCCCTGTTGCTCACACACAAGGAGCTGCTGCTATGAACCTCAAACCCATTGCCGAGGCGCTGGGGGTGGAGGGCGAGGCCGATGTGGCCAGCCTGACCGCCCATGCCGCGCGCCTGAAAGAAGCCGCCACCCGCCAGCCTGACCCTGCCCAGTGGGTGCCCATGAGTCAGCACAAGGCGGTGGCC